TTTTGAAATTAAAAAAGAATATAATTCAGATTGAAAATAATTTAATGGAATAATTTTAATATTTAAATTTTCTGAAATCTCTACTATGTCGGTCTCAAGAAAAGGAATAGTTAGCAATGTTACTGAATTATTTACATTTAACCATTTCTCTTTAATATCTTTTATAAATATATTATTTAATTTTTTATTTTTTAAAATTTTATTAGAAACCTCGCTTAAAATTAAAAAAGAAAATATATTTTTTTCATCAAAATAATCTTTATTTATTAACATTTTTATACTAACATAATCTGAACTTCTATATATTTTATTAAATAAAAGATTTTTATTTAAATTTTCTATTTCATCATACTCTATTTCATTTTGAAAAGTTTGTTCAGATTTGTTATATTTAATTTCAAATTTTAATTTTTTAAAAAATCCTAATTCATTTTTTAATTCTTTATATTTTGAATAATTATTTATAAAATCATATTTAAAAATATTTTTCGCTCTATTTCTAGAAACGCTGCTATAAAACTTTATTTTAGGGGTACCGATTATCCTTCTAGCGACTTTATCTATTGCTGGCTCATAATCATTAATATTTTTATATTGTTGTATTATTTCATTTTCAGTATTTCTTATTGTAACGTCATAGTTAGGAAAATCTTCGTAAATTCCAAAATATTCTTGGATTGCTCTTATAGTATCCCATTCAAAAGTTAAATCAAGATTATTTATTTTCATAATTAGTATACATTAACTCCAGACGCAGTTACGTCAGCTGCAGAAATTTGGTTTCTAAAAATTAACAGTCCTGTAGCTGGTGACGATCTTTCTCCTATACTATTTTGTGCAAAAACTCTAAAATAATAAAAGCCAGTATAAAGTGGAGTTATAAAAGGAGGAAATATTGGAGTGTATAATTCTGAATTAAATGATACTCCAGTTTTTATATTTTCAGCTGAAATTGCGCTTACAAAATTTTCTGTTGATGTTGTAGAGCCAAAATTTGTACCAGTTTTAACATATGTATAATAAACAGTATTTAAAGAATTTCCTTTTGGAATTATATCATATATTATACTATTAATCCCACCTTGATTTGTTGAGTAGGGTACATCACCTAAAGTTGGATCTCCGCATCCATATGTTGCATAATCACCAAGATATGGGGTAAAATAACAACCATTTTTATCTCTAAAAAGATTACTAAGTCTTAATTCAGGTTGAACAGGTAGGCTTGGCCTTATTGGTACATTAACTAGTTGTCCAATATTATCTATATCTTTGAATTTTTGATCATCATATTTTAGAGCGTTAATTGTAAATATAGCATTATCATTTTCTATAATATTTAAAACTTTATATTTTTGAGATTTATTTAAATAAGATTCTAAATAATAACCTGGATAAACAGTTTGAGCATCATTATTTATCTTAGATCTTGTATTGATGCCTGCAGGCAAATAACCAGTGGTATCTATATTTATAATCCATGGGGCACTTTGAGGAAATAAATATCCACTACTTATATTTAATAAAGGAGAAGGAAAGTTTATTCTTATGTTATTAGAATATATTCCAGATCCACTTGTTATATAATTTTTTGGACTATTAATTTTAATAGATTGTATTTGACTTCTTTTGAAAAATGAACTATTTAATCCACTAATTCCAGAAGAATTTACAGAAGAGGCATAGCCTGTAGCATACAAATCACCCAAATTTGTTCCAAAATCTAAATTATATGTTGGAGTTATAACGTCAAACATGAATGAATTATTTACATTAATACCACTTAATGCATATGTATTTGTAGAATTATATGGTAAATCCAATACCGCATATCCAGTTGTTAATTCTAGAGTCCTACCTGCGTAACTTAAATTTTTTCTTGCTTGATCATAAATAGATATAACATCTCCAGGTCTTACAAAACTACCTTCTAAACCTACTTGAAATTCTACAGTTTCTGTATTTAAATTTTGAGTCGCAAGAAGCCATTTTCCAGCTCTTCTTGCTTGATTTTTGTTTGTGCATCCAAAAGAAGTAATTTCTGTTTCTCTAATTCCAAGTCTAAGCATAGCTCCAACATCTTCAACTATCTCTATGGCTGGTTTATAGTTGTCGTTTTCGTCATTATATCTTACTACTGCTACTGTTTTTCTCGATTTTTTTGAAGCATCAGAATAAGAAAATCCAGGTGCAATAACATTACTATTATTAAATAAATAAATTGAATCTTTTGGAGAATCTTGAGATAAGAATATTTGACCAGCAGAATAGTAAAGTATGGCTAAAAATAAACTGGCCATATCATTTAAAACCTTATACGCTTCTTCTTTTGTGCCAAAATATACGTTGCATTTAAATCTTGGCTCTAATCCACCAACTCCATCACTTACTAATTGGTCGCAATATTGACTTATTTCATATAAATTCCATTTATCTGCTAGTTTAGCGTCTATATATTTACCTAATCCAAATCTATTATTTGTTATAATATCATAAAAGCACCAAGCTGGATTATCTGTCCATGCAACTTTAAATTTACCATTCCAAGGGCCACTATAGCTTCTTGTAATAGGATCATAATTGACAGGAATTTTAACTTTTAAAAGTTTTAGTAAATAGGATCTACTGGGAATTGAGCTAAAATATCTTGCATCAAATTTTGAAAATATTAATGCAGAATCTGGATAAACAAATCTATCGGAATAAACTTCTGTGATACTATCTATTGAAGTTTCGCTCATAAGACTGGAAGAAGTAGCCTCTCTGGATGTTTTGATAATATCTATTACCCAACCAATTTGATCATTAAATAATGGAAAAGTTGGTCTATTTTCGGCAAATGGTCTTAGTGTAACTTCGTATGTCCAAATGATTGGCGAAGTTGAAATTTTACCCTTTAGAGTTATTTCATCACTTGACCAAGCATCTGTTTCAAAAGGTGGATATTTTGAGGTGTCTAATTGAACTAAAGAGTAATCTTTCAAAAGTCTATAAATTATAAATTGAAATTGCGCTTCTTGCTGTTCTATATCCCCAGCATTGCTACCTTTAACTATTTGTTCGTATAGACTTGATATTTTAATATTAATTTTTATGGAAGAAATGTCTGTATTGTATACGTAATATGTTTTTGGTGTTAGTATTCTTTGGCTACCGCTGATGAGATAATATCCATAAATTCTTTCATTAATTGATTTTGTCACAGAAGTTTGAATTGGTATCTTATTTTTATCTACTTGTTTTCCAAAATAGTCTCTTCTTTCCTCGTAAAGATTTAAATATGGATTATAAACTGTATGGTCGTTTGTTTTTTCTCCATAAGTAAATTTATAATCTGAATATTGAAAATTATTAAATCCTTTTTGATCTGCCAGCGGCACTTCGTCCCAGAATATAGATCTAGCTTCTGGCACACTATTTGTTGATCCGTAAGGTTCAAAACTAAATGAACTATAACCAATATCTCCAGTAGTTTTACCGCTTAAACTATAATAATATTTTCCAGTAGGAAAACCTTCAATTGGACCTTCGCAAACTAAATCTAAAATATTTATTTCGGAAATAGAACTTAGTGCTGTTAGATTTTTTTTACTACCATAAGCAATTTCAGTTGCTCTACTTTTATCTACAGAAAAAATAGATTTTAAATCTGGAGCATTATTATCTACGTTTGAATATGTTGTATTTGGTATACTACTACCAAATCCAAATCTAAAATCTTTATAAGTATCAGTTTTTAATGTTGCTAATGGGGTGTAAGCAGAATAAAATCCACTAGGTCCATATCCCCAACCTGTCACATATTCTGTGCCAAGATATGGAATAATAGAACCGCTAAAAGATAAAGATATAGCTCCAACTCCACCACCATCATCTTGAGCAGTGCTATTTGGAAAATTATATCCAACCGCTCCATATCCTAAATTTCCAGGAAATAATACGTAAGCCAAGCCGTCTGCATATTTATTAATTGCCATAAATTAAAAAGGAATTGAAGATAGGGAATTCTGACTTATTAAATAACATCTTGAATTGAATATATATTGATTATCTCCTTCAAGAATAGATTGTTCAGTTACGCTATCATATTTACCTACATACGCTCTATATAATATATTATAATTTCCATAAACATTATTTCCACCAACTAATAAAGTACCATATCCTACTGGTACTGGTCCACCTTCCCCAACTGTATTCGATGGTCCATTAAAAAGATATGAATTTGCTCCACCTGCTGTTCCAGCTATTGGATCAGCTTGTTTAGCCGTAAATGGTATATTTGGTGGAGGTTTAGATAATAATGCGCTAGTTCCAGCAGAAATTAGACCTATGCTAGCTACTCCAATGCTAACTGCAAGAGGCATGAAGCTAGGGAAAGCGACTCCAATTCCTATTCCAGTTGCTAATCCTATTGCACCCACTGTTATTTGACCAACTGGACTTTTAACAAAATTAATAACATCTTGAAAGATGTCTGCGCCAATTAAACAAGGCACAATATCTATTGTTTGAATTTTTTCATCTAAAATCATAAATAATTCTGTATTTTTAATTTCTTCTATACTTTTAATATCTGGAATTTCAGAAAAAAGAGGAGTACTATTTATTAATATTTCATACCCATAATCTAAATTATTTATTAAATATTTTCTTAATTTTTTTGTATTTACTTCTATCGCATTTAAAGCTTCGGCTACGCTTGAAACTTCAAGATCCCAAGATTCTCCAATATCTTGCCCTAATTTACCATGTAAATTGACTTTTATCATATTTTTATACTAAAGAATTACATGCAAAATGTATCGTTGGAGTTAATTTCTTTAAATTAGTTGATTCATATACTTTAAATATATTTTTTTTAATATTATGTAGTATTATTGGTATCATTAAAGATTCAGAGCATGCTTTATCTAATTCAGAAAATTCACAGTTTTCACTTATATGACTATGATATATATAATATATTTTATTATATATATATTTTGTTTTCAAAAAATCAATAGAAGAAATTTTAAAGAAGTTAATTGGATCGGGAGCTATATTTTTACATGGAATACACATAAAATCATTTTCAAAAACTATAAAACCACATGCTTCTTGCGTATCATCTTTTAAGCATGCTTCGCGAACAGAGTCTTTAATTTTTTTATTAAACATTTGGTTTATTTGTTCCAGGAAATCCGCCAAATGGTAAAAATCCATTTAAATAATTACCGTTTGCATCTTTAGGAATTCCATGAGAATTTGGAGAACTAGGATCTTCAGCTCCAGGTCTTCTAGGAAAATATACTTGTCTACCAGCAATTCCAGTTACCCAAAGGCTTTCATTACCATAATACGTCCAATAAATTCTTTTAGCAGTATCATTATAATTTTCTCCTCCTCTATTGGTTGGCCAAATAACTGGTCTAAATGCAGGATTTTTTAACCATCTAAGCCTGCAGGCTGAAATGTCCTTAGAACAAACGTCTGCTTCCCAATAATTTTTATTTAAAGGTGTATCAAAAACATTTGAGATATGATTTTTAATACAAACAAAATAATTTTTTAAATTTTTATTTTCTAAAAAAACAAAATCACCAGAAACATATGTATTATTTATATTCCAAGCGCCAGAATTACCAAGTGAACCATTGCTTCCTTGATTTGATCCAGTGATCCTAAATATTGCGCTAGCTCCAATTTGTCCTGTGGGAAAAATTCCACCAATAAATAATTGATTATTTTCTGTTGCTACTGGTGGAGCAGTTAAAAGACCTTTTACATTAAAATCAGGATTCACTGTATCTGCGTAAATTCCACTATGCAACGAGGTCAATCTACTATTGTATTCATAACAACATCCTTCTCCACGATATTGAAAAGGACATTTTTTTGAATATATTGTCCTCCCTGGAAAAGTTAAATTTTCTAAATCAAGAATTGTATTAAGTTGATATTCAACAATAGAGGCGTTTTCTATAGTTTTTCTATCTATATAGTATATGTCTTTTGGAAGTTCTATTTCGTAAATTCCAGTATTTGTTGCATATATATTATATCCTTCTTGAAAGTTTGAAGAGTTTAAATATTTTAAAAATGTTCTAATCCTTGTAAATTTTGCACCAATTATATCATCAAGAGATTGAATTTGCATTCTAATGTAGTTATAGAAAGAATTATTAGAATTATCAGGAGAAAAATTTGATATTGATATTTTTGGCGTAGGTAATGTGGTGGATGAATTATA